TTGTCAGACCCAGTGGCGCACAACGGCATCAGGTGTTTGTGGGCTGGACTATTCAGCTGTTGAATGGCTGTTTAGACTGTATGAAGTCGAGGATCAGCCGGCCGTGCTTGAAGACTTGCAAGTCATGGAAGCTGCGGCGGTCAAGATCCTCAATAAGGAGCAGGGCTGATGCAAAAGTCAGTCTTTCAAATGCTTCTGGATGTTAAAACCAGAGGCTCAAACAACATCAGACGGCTCGGCAGAGATCTGCAGGGTGTGCAGGGCAAGGCCAAAAATCTTTCGATGTCGTTTGGCCGAATGGCCGGCAGCCTCAAAGGTTTTGCTGCAATCGCTGGTGTCACTGTTGGCGGTTCATTGCTTGCAGGCGTGTTTGGCTCTAGAGCAGAGCTTGAGTCACAAACACGGTCACTGCAGGTCTTGACCGGCAGCGCCGAAAAGACAAAACAGATTGTTGGTGAGATTAAAGCGTTTGGTGCTGCGACACCGTTCCAGGTTCGCGACCTAATCAATGTCACTAAAAAGCTGAAAGCGTTTGGCATCGAGACTGATTCTCTTGTTGATACAACTAAGCGTCTGGGTGACGTTGCGGGTGCGACTGGTGCTGACCTTGATGGCATCGCAACTGCGTTTGGTCAAATCAGGGCTAAGGGCAAGTTTTCGCAGGAAGAAAACCTGCAGCTTTTGGAGCGTGGTGTTGACCTGACGACTGAGCTGAAGAAGATGTACGGCTTGTCTGGTGACGAGCTGGCCAAGGCGATGAGCAAAGGCCAAATCAGCTTTGAGGCAGCAAACCAAGCCTTGATCACGTTGACAAATCAAGGTGGGCAGTATTTTGGCGGCGCAGTCGCACAGGCAGACACCCTGAATGGCAAGCTTTCAACGCTTCAAGATGCCTTTGTGACGTTGGGCCAAAACATTGGCAAGGTGCTTGAGCCTTTGTTTAAGGGCATCCTTGACTTTGTCACGTTCTTAACTAACAAGCTCAACAGCCTATTTGAAGAGGCAGACATCAGAAATGAGGCTCTTAAAAATGTGCAAGGCGGGCTAAGCAGAGCGCAATTCTTTAGGCGTAAGGATGCCAAAGCGACGCTCGAAGCCGAAATTGAGAGAATTAGAGGCGAAAGAGGAACAGCTGCTGCTGCTGAAACCGTTCAGTTCAAGCCTGCTCTGTTGACGGGTAACACTGAAAGCAAGCTTGCGAAGGAGACAGTGCAAGCTTCAGACAGAGTTGTGAAGCTTACAAAGCAAATCAACGCTGCAAGGATTGAAGGGAACAGGCTGAAAGAGATTGATTTAGGTTATGACCTTGCAATTCAACAGCTTCAAGAAAAAGGCCTTACTGGTAACAACCTGGAAATTGATCAAAGCAACCTTTTGACTCAATACACTCTTGACCGTCTTGCCGCAGTAAATGCCTTAGCGGATGCACAAGACAATTTGAATGACAAGACTGATAAATACAAGATCACGCTTGATCAGGTCAAAGACACGCTGGCCAACCAAATCACAGGCGCGATTGAAGGGCTGATTGATAGCACTAAGTCTTTGGGCGAGTCGCTGTCTGGTTTGTTGAAAACATTCGCCAGCATGTTCCTGCGGTCTGGCGTGGGTTCGTTGGTTGGCAGCATCTTCAAAAGCGCCAAGGGCAACGTGTTTGCTCAAAATGGCATCGTGCCTTACGCCAAAGGCGGATACATCGGCCGGCCAACTTTGTCGCTGATGGGTGAAGCTGGCCCTGAGGCTGTGCTGCCCTTGCGTCGTGGCCGTGGTGGTCGCCTAGGTGTTGAAACCTCAGGCGGTGGTGTTGGCAGCGTGGTTGTGAATGTTGATGCGAGTGGCAGTAGCGTGCAGGGCAATGAGCCTGACGCAAACCAGCTCGGCAGAGTGATCGGCCAAGCTGTGCAGGCTGAGTTAATTAAACAGAAACGACCTGGAGGACTTCTTACCCGCTAATGGCAACGTTTCCCTCTATTGACCCTAACTTTGGGGCGACTAAGACCAGTCAACCGACTGTGCGCAACGTGCAGTTTGGTGATGGCTACAGCCAGCGACTGAGGTACGGATTGGGAACGGACCTTAAGGTGTGGAACCTGACGTGGGAAAACATCAGCGAAGCAGACTCAGACACCATTGAAACGTTCCTTGAGGCACGCGGTGGGGCTGAGCATTTTGATTGGTCGCCACCAGACGAGACGGAAACTTACAAGTGGATTTGCCAGCAATGGTCGAAGCAGATGACATCTGCTGGACTTAATCAGCTGACTGCAACGTTTCAGCAAGTTATTGAGCCATGAGCACTGCTTTTGTCGAGCTTCTCAACTCCGGCCCTTTTGCAGTCATTGAGCTGTTTGAGCTGAAGCTCTTTCAAGATCTGCACGGCTCTGATGAGGAGTATTACTTCCACGCAGGCCGCAATCGTAAGACGACCGTCCCTAGCAACGCAGACGACATCCTTGACGCCTTTTCTATTAAGTACGGCGGCACGCCATATATACCTTTGCCTGTAGAGGCATCAGGGTTTGAGTTCAACGGTGATGGCACGCTGCCCAGGCCGTCGATCCGCTTTGCCAACCTGCAGAGCCAGATGACAGCGTTGTTGTTGGGCATCAACCAAATCACCCCAGGCAACGATCTGTCTGGCGCACGGGTAACAAGGATCCGCACTCTTAGCCGTTTTCTTGACAGCGATAACTGGGAGAACGGCGTCAACCCTTACGGAAACCCTGATTCAGGCGCTAACGCACAGTTTCCAAAAGAGGTTTACTACATCGACCGCAAGGTTTCCGAAAACCGGGACTTTGTTGAGTTTGAGTTGGTGTCGTCTTTTGACATGGGCAACACAAAAGCCCCGCGTCGTCTTGTGATGCAGAACCTGTGTCAGTGGGAGTACAAAAGCAAAGAATGTGGCTACAGCGGTTCAAATGAGTTCACAGTCAACGGCGTGACGCTTTCATCTTCTAGTGCGTCAGGTTTTGGCTACTCAACCAATCAAGAGAAGCTGACTACCGGCTCAGAGCTGACGGAAGGCAACGCGCTTGTTTCCACTAACGGTTGGTTCATCGCAAAGGTGCAAGCCGATGGCAACTTTGTAATCTACAAAAAGCCAGGTGGATCCTCAGATCATTCGGTTTGGAGGACGGGAACAGAACGTGGCACAAATACAAATGGCTATACCTTGAAAATGCAGCCTGATGGCAACCTTGTTCTTTATAACGACGACGTTGCCCGCAATGACTATGCCGGCGGCTCTGTTCTTTGGGGCACTAAGACACATGAGCTGGGGCAGATCTCCGCATTGACTCGCCTTAGCGTCGATGGAACCGATCAGTGGTATCCGCCTGATGTACAGATTGGGCGCTCAGGCGCTTTCACTTGGGAGATCAAAGGCAGCAGCCCTTCAGCTGCAGGACAGACAACAACAGCCACGCACAACTTTGTAGATGCAGACCATGAGTTCGGCAGCCGCTCTGTCAACGTCACCTTTAACCTGACCTCGATCGCTATCCCTGCGGATCATTACTCAAAAGATCACAGCAACTACACAGGTTTTGGCTGGAACACGATCACAGGCATCACAATCAACAGTCAGACTGGTTTTTGGCGGAACAGCGAAGATTTTGTTTTGAAAATTGCTCTGACCAGCAATAATCCTTTTGCGTCAAACCATCCGACAGAAGGCACGCTGCAAGAGGCTGGCGCGGGATACAAGGTCACAGCTACTGGGTACACAACCAGGCAGCTGCGTCTTAAGGATGACGGCGTTCTTGTTCTCGAAAACTCCGATGGCAGCAACGTTGTGTGGACTTCCGACAACTCACCGATCACAACTGAGCCAGCAGTCGTCACAGGGACGACGACGCCCATTGAGGTGTCAGGTCAATGTGGCAAGCGGATTAGTGATTGTCGCTTGCGTTTTCCCAACGGTGATGCAAACGGCGGCTTGCCATTTGGGTCGTTCCCTGCTGTCGGTCTAAATAATTGATGGACGACTGGAAAAAGGCTGTAGTGCAGCACGCTGAGGCAGAAGCACCTAAGGAGTGCTGCGGGCTGCTAGTGATGCTTGATGGTGCGGAACATTATTGGCCGTGTCAAAACTTGAGCGACGAGGATGACGCTTTCATCCTTGACCCTATGGGCTACGCAGCTGCTGAGGACACGGGCAAGGTGCTGGCAGTTGTTCATAGCCACCCTGATGCGCCTGCTTTGCCTAGTGAGCCTGATAAAAAGGCTTGCACTCAATACGGTTTGCCGTGGTTTATCTACGGCATGGGGGATCAAAGCTGGTCAAGGATTGAACCTTGAGTCGTCGGTAGAATCAAAGGGCATGGCGAGTGACAGCAATGCTTCGCAAAATCAGGCTGTATGGGCACCTGGCGGAGCACTGCGGTCAAAAAGTTTTTGAGGCAGTAGCAAGAACACCGGCTGAGGCAATCCGGTTTCTGCTGTGCAACTTTCCAGAGTTGCGCTCAATCATGGGCGCTGGTCATTACACCGTTGCCGTAGGCCGGCACACGTTAGAGCTGGGGCAGTCGCCAGAGCAGCTTCGTTATCCGCTAATGGCTGACGATGACATCAGGATTATTCCTGTTGTGACGGGTGCCAACATTTTTAGAAATTTGGCGTTCATCGCTCTTGGTGCTGTGTTGATCGGAACGGCGCTTGCTACTGGCGGTGTCAGTCTGGGCGCGACTGGTTTTGTTGCTGAAGCTGGGGTGGCAGGAGCTGGCCTAGGTGCAGCGGCTGGCAACATTGGCATCGGGCTGGCCCTGACAGGTGTCGCTGGCTTGTTATCGCCAACCATTGCAGCGCCTGACATCGACAACGATCCACGCAACAACAACAGCTTTTCCGGTGTGCAAAACACCAGCAGAGAAGGCATCCCTGTCCCTGTTGCTTACGGAGAGGTGATCGTCGGTAGTGTTGTCATATCGGCAGGTCTCAACGTAGAGGGCAACTGACATGGGCATTAAAACGAAGCTGAACTCAAGCCAAGTTGCGAGACTTGTTGACCTGTTAAGTGAGGGTGAGATTGAGGGGTTCCCGTCTGCAAGTGGGCTGACTCCCGGAACAACTGCTTATCATCTGGCTTCGCTCAAAGATACCTTTTTCAACAACACTCCTGTTTTAGATTCGACGGCAACAGTAACAAGTAGCAGCACAAAAGATGATGCGGCAATAGTTGAAAAACTGAACTTTGATATGCGTGATGCGCGGTTTGAAAGCCGCTTAGGCAAGCAAGATCAGCTACCTCTTGAAAACATTGACGACCTTAACCAAAGCACTGTCGCCGTCAACGCTGAGGTTCTAAAGAACGGCACGATCACAACAAACACTGGCGGTGGCGGATTCTTTGATTATTTAGACGGCAGCCCCGCAACGCCGGTCACAAGGCAGATCACAGATACTGACGTAACCAGCGTTCGCTTGACGATCGGTTCGCCTGCGATGACGGTCTCAAAAGATGACGGCAGACTAAGAGGCGTCAGGATTGATTATTCAATCGAGATTCAGTATCAGAGCGGCGGCTACAACCGCGTTGATTTTGGTGACTATGACGAGAAAAATGTTTACTTAGGCAATGGACGTTTCACGCATATTGGCTTTTCTCCTGACCTTTATCAGCGCAAACATCTGATCAATCTAGACCCAGCCAAAATACTGGCCGGGACAGCGTTCCCGGTTGACATTCGGGTGACAAGCCTGGGTAAAGAATTCAACTCAGACACGGTTGCGCAAAACGATGAGCTGATTTGGTATGACATCACCTTGAAGGTAGGCGAGAAGACGCGCTACCCAAACAGCGCCGTAGTTGGTTTGCTGTTTAACGCAGAGCAGTTTCCAAGTATTCCGCAACGTAGTTACAAGATACGCGGCATCAAGGTGCGTATCCCGCACAACGCAACTGTGCGTGCTGATGGTTCGCTTTCTTATTCAGGCACGTTTAACGGCACGCTGAAAACTACCAGAGAGTGGACAACAGATCCCGCGTTCATACTTTACGACTTGTTGACATCGATTAGGTACGGATTGGGCTCGCAGGTCCTCACGCCAGAAGAGCGAGCAAAAGACGCTGCCAACAATTTCAATGGTGCCTCTGATGTTGCTGAAAATTTAGATATTTATAGCTTCCAAAAAGCGTCCGCTTACTGCGGCGAGCTAATTGATGGTGAGCCACGCTTCGCTTGCAACGTGTTGCTTCAGACTCAGCAGGAAGCCTTCAAGCTGATTGAAGAGATGTGCTCTGTTTTCAGGGCAATGCCTTTTTGGGAGCTCGGCGGCATTTCAGTCTCTCAGGACGCGCCTGATGTTTTTGCCTACACGTTCAACCAATCCAACGTCACGCAGGCTGGCTTTAGTTATTCCGGGTCAAGCCTAAGAAATCGACCAACATGCGTATCTGTTAAATACTTTGACAACAACCTCAGAGACTTTGCATACGAGCTGGTCGAGCTATCGCAAACGTCCTTTAAGCCAATTAAAAAATACGGCTATAACAAGCAAAACATTACGGCCTTTGCCTGCACAAGCCGAGCACAGGCGCGTCGTCTTGGCCTTTGGTTTCTGTACTCTTCGCACAACGAGACTGAGGTTTGCAGTTTTGAAACTGACATTGCTGCTGGCATTACTGTTCGCCCAGGCGACCTAATTAAGGTTGGCGATCCTGTTCGTAGTGGCAAAACCGTTGCTGGTCGCGTTACCTCAGGCTCAACGACAACAGCGGTCAAACTAGACCGCAGCGATGTTGAAATGTTTGGCACTCAAGCGCCAAGCACCTTCACGCTCAATGTCATCACTGAAGGTAGGAATGATGATGGCTCAGCCAAGACTGACCCAAGGACAGGCGCGTTGATTTATGAGGTTGAAGCTGTTGCCAATTCAACGATTGTTGGCAACACAGTTACCCCTGGCGAAGCACTGAACACAGCGCCTGTTGCTGGGTCTGCTTTTTCTATCGGATATGACGGCTTAAGCCTCAGCCTTTGGCGTGTCCTAAGTGTTGTTGAGAATGAGGCCACTTACGAAATCACTGCACTCGCTCACGAGCGAGACAAGTTTTCTGTCATTGAAGAAACCGGCTTTACGTTTACGCCTCGCGATGTCACGCAGTTAGCAGAAAAGCCGGACCCTATTACAAACCTGCGACTGCAAGAGATTTCTTTTGAGGAAGGCGACAAGGTGCTGCAGCGTGTGGCTATCACTTGGCAGGAATCAGAACGAGCCAGTCAGTATGAAGTCGTTGTGAGGCTAGATAGTGACAATGAAGAAACGCATTTTGTTACCACGACTGGCTTTGACGTTATGGATAGCCAAAAGGGCGTCTACAACGTCAGCGTTACTGCGATTGGCTACGGCCTGAACCCTGAGCAATCAGGCAAAAGGCGTTCTTCCCCTGTCGCCGCAAGCATTAGGGCAGAGGGTAGAACAGCAATCCCAAGCAACATTGCAAGCTTGAACATTACGCCGATTGACCAGCACAACGCTGAGCTGCACTGGCCTGAGCCGACTGATCTAGATGTCAAGATTGGTGGCACGATTGAGATTCGCCACAACCCGCGAACAACTGGCGACATTAAATGGGCGCAGTCAGAAAAAATCGTGCCTGCTGTCAACGGCAGCACGACACGCAAGATCGTGCCATTGCTGGATGGTCACTATCTCGTCAGGGCAAAAAGCTCGAACGATAAATATGCACCGTTGACAGGCATTCCAACGGTTTTAGTTGAGCTGCCAGAGCCACAAGACCTTGAGGTTGTCCAGACCTACACCGAAAGCCCTAACTTCACCGGCACGTTTTCGCAGGCGTTCAACAGCGTCACAGAAGGCGGGATCACCCTTGAGGCTGACGGCAAAATTGATGATATTACTGACTTTGACAGCGTTACCAACATCGACTTCTTTGGTGATGTGGTGTCAACCGGCAGTTACATCTTTGCCAACACGCTTGACCTTGGGGCGAAGTATGACGTGGAGCTGCTGGCCAACCTGAAGATCAACACGATTAACCCTGACGACTTCTGGGATTCGCGGTCGGCCAACATCGACACTTGGAACGATATTGACGCTGACGACCTGTCAGAAACCAACGCTGAGCTGTACTCAAGGTCTACCAATGACGATCCCAGTGGTTCGCCCACCTATGGCACTTGGGAGCCGTTTGCTAACTCCACCAAACGCGGGCGCGGGTTCCAGTTCAAAGTTGAGATGGAAACCTCTAACGACTCGCAGGATGTCGTTGTGCAGACCCTTGGCGTGTCGGTGAAGCTGCAGCGCCGGACAGAGCAGCAGCGCAACATCAGCAGCGGCACAAGTTCAAGCGGTAAGGCCGTGACTTTCCCTTCTGCCTTCTACAGCACGCCGAGCATCACGATCACGGCCACGAACATGGCAACTGGTGATTACTTCGAGTTGAGCAGCGTTAGCAGAACAGGCTTCACCATCAAGTTTCTTGCTGCTGATGGGACTACAGTGCTTGGTAGGTCATTCGACTATCAAGCGGTCGGCCACGGCAAGGAGATCACCTGATGCCTCAATCCACTGATTACAGTCTCAGTAACCAAAGCGGCAGTAGCTTTCGTTCAGAGCTTAATACCATCCTGGCCGCGATTCAAACGCTTAACAGCGGGTCATCAGCGCCGAGCAATTTGGTTGCTCACATGCTGTTTTTGGATACGAGCAGCACACCGGCCGTTCTAAAGATAAGGAACGCCGCAAATGACGGGTTCATCAGCCTAGGTACAGCATCCACCAACTTTGGTCTGGTCAGTGCGTCTGGTGCGACCTTTACGGGTGACATCACGCTGAACGCTCGTTCAGATGTGCGCTTTGCTGACGCAGACAGCAGCAATTATGTGGCCTTGGAGGCTCCCGCCACAATCTCCTCTAATTACACCCTGACTCTCCCAGCGGCTGACGGCAGCGCGAACCAGGCCCTAAAGACTGACGGCTCTGGTGCTCTTGGTTTTGCCAGCTACCTGCTGTTGAGTGAAACAACGAACGGTCAAACTGTCACTGGCGGCGTTCGGGGCAACATTGTCACCATTAGCGATGGGGCCAATCTTGCTTATGACATGGATGACGGCATTAATGCACAAGTCACGCTCGGCGGGAACCGAACGTTTGACAATCCATCAAATATCACTGTTGGTCAATCTGGGTCGATATTTATCTCGCAAGATGGCACCGGGAATAGGACCTTGTCATATGGATCGGCGTTCGACTTTGCTGGCGGGACCGCACCCACGCTATCAACCGCGGCCAACGCCGTTGACAGAATAGATTACGTCGTCCGCACTACTTCCTCTATCCACTGCAACTTTGTCGCCAACTTCTCATGAGCGTTTTTCATAACAACGCCCTTATCGGTTCTGGCGGTGGAGCGGCTGCAGCAGCTGCTGGGGGGGCCACAAAATCGCTCCGCTTCAATAACGATCATGGAGCGCATCTCAAGCGCACCCCGTCGTCTGCTGGCAACCGCCGTACTTTTACATTCAGCTGCTGGGTAAAACGAAGCACCCTGGGCTCATCCTTGATGCGCCGTTTTTTCTCGGCAGGTGCAACTTCAGTTAGCTCAGGCAATGTAACTTTAGCCTTTTATCAAGACCAGTTATTTTTTCAAATTAGTTCATCCAGTAATCGCATAATTTCAAGCCAAGTTTTCCGTGACATTGCAAGTTTTTATCATATAGTCTTGGCGGTCGACACCACGGCGGCAACAGCTTCTGACAGGGTAAAAATATATGTCAATGGGTCTCAAGTGACTGAGTTTGGCACTGAAAACTATCCGTCGCAGAACACAGATACTGCGGTGAATAATACAGAACAGCAACTTATAGGCTGCGGCGTAGATAGCGGGGGCACCGTTCCGGATGGTGCCTTTGATGGGTATATTGCAGATTGCTTCCTGATTGATGGCTCTGCGCTTGACCCCACATCATTTGGGGCGTATGACGACAACGGCGTCTGGCAAGCTGCAGCCTACACCGGAACATTCGGAACGAACGGATTCCATCTGCTGGATTTTGAAAACGAGTCAACAATCGGCCACGATTCAAGCGGCAACGAAAATGATTTCACAGCATTAAATTTTTTGGCTGCACAAAACCAATACCTTGGCGACATTACAGGGACGCAAAGGTCTGGGTTTAATTGGGTGCAAATGTTTGATGGTGATCTGAACAATGGTGCTGTACCAGCCATAAGCAGCAGCTTTACATTTTCGCCCTCTCCAACAATACCGTTCTCGACGTTGCAAGTTTATGCCTACAAGGACTCGTCTCCTGGTACGTTGAAAATTAACGGCACTGATGTCTCATCACAGCTCCCTAACCATAACGGGATTGGTCCCAACCAGCTGACTACAATCACCGGGATAAGCTCTCCTCTTACGTCTATTCAAAACATAAGCAACGGTTCTCTAGCAAACGTCGTTCTTGCGGGCGTTGTAATTGATGGGGAGCTGCTGTTAGATAAAGCTTCAGAAGTTGACGTTCTGTTTGATGTACCAACGAATGGGGATCAAACTGACACAGGTGCCGGCGGAGAAGTCAGTGGGAACTACTGCACGATTAACCCTCTGTCTATTCCAAGCCAATCAGTAACAGTTTCAAACGGAAATTTAGACCATACGGGAGCTGGCACGAACGTAGCCAGAGTCGGCACTATTGCTATACCTTCTTCAGGCAAGTGGTACTGGGAAGTTACATGCAATAAGGGCGGTAGTGGAGCTTGGTTGCTTGGAATAAACGGGGATACTATGAGCCAAGCACTACGACTTGCATATGTAAGCGATGCCCGTAAGTACACAGACGCTGGCGGTGGGTTTTCATCTTATGGTGCGTCGTTTACATCTGGCGATGTTATTGGCGTTGCCGTTGACATGGACGCTGATACTTTGACATTTTACAAAAATGGGAGCACCCAAGGGACTGCATTTACAAGCATATCTTCCGGATATAGCAACATATTTCCTTATTTTCAAACTGAACAATCAGGCAGAGGTTTGTCGGTGAATTTTGGGCAACGTGCTTGGGCCTATTCGGCTCCCAGCAACCATAAAGCACTTTGCACAACGAACCTCCCGACCCCGACGATTGCCGATGGTTCGGCTTATTTTGACGTAGATACTTATGCTGGCACAGGCTCATCACACGAGCGTAGTGAGTTTTCTTTTAGTCCTGATTGGGTATGGATAAAATCACGGACAAGTACAAACGGCCATAACATCTACGACGTAGTGCGTGGGGCTAATAAGTACCTTTCTAGCCATTTAAATGCCGCAGAAGGCACGGCAACAAATGAGCTAATGAGTTTTGACTCTGATGGTTTTACGTTGGGTGGTGCGGCTGGTGTTAATGGTAGTTCCAATAATTACGTTGCTTGGGCATGGGACGCCGGATCATCAACGGTCAGCAACACTGACGGCAGCATTACTTCTAGTGTCAGAGCAAATGCGTCTGCTGGGTTTTCGATTGTTACCTACACAGGATCTAGCAGCGGTTCAACTGTAGGCCACGGATTAAATGCTGCCCCTGAATTTATTATTGGTAAGCGCAGGGACGGTACAAGTGAGTGGTCTTGTTATCACAAATCACTAGGTAATGATAAAGCCATAATTTTGAACACTACTGCGGCTGCAGGGAGTTCTTCGACTTGGAATAGTACAACTCCATCTTCCTCAGTTGTAACGTTGGGGTCTGCACATTCAGTCAATTTTTCATCTTATACGCACGTCTTGTACTGCTTTGCACCTGTCGCAGGCTATAGCGCGTTTGGTTCGTACACAGCAAATGGTTTAAGCGATGGCCCCTATGTGCAGACAGGCTTCGCTGTGGCATGGCTAATGACGAAGAGGACTAATTCAACTGGGGCTTGGGAAATTCATAACTATCGCACTCCTGGTTACAACCCACAAGATGAACGATTGGTTGCTGATAGTGCTGGTGCTGAAGCAAGCGGCAACGACGTTGATTTCTTGTCAAACGGATTCAAAATTAGAAATACCTTTAGCGGTATGAATGGCTCAAGTGGTGACACTTACATATATCTCGCATTTGCTGAAAACTCGTTCCAAGCCAATGGCGGGCTTGCTCGTTAAACTCACACCATCGTTCTAATCCCATGGGCTACCAGATTGGTGACCGCAAACTGCCTCTAGATGTTGCTTGGACCGATGCAGACGGCATCCAACGTCCAGCTAACTGGTTGCGATTGAGCACTGAACGTGACCGCGAGTTGCTTGGCATCACATGGGTTGCTGACAACAGCAATAACTACGACCAACGTTTCTATTGGGGCGTAGACAACCCCAAACAGCTTGATGATGTCACTGACGACGACGGCAACACTACGACCGGCCTAAAAACGCTGTGGAAAGCAAAGCAAAACGAGATTGCCGCCAGCCTGCTTGCTCCTTCTGATTGGCGCGTTGTCAAAGTGCTTGAGGTGAATACCAGCTTCAGCGCCGCCAAGACTGCATTGCCTACAAAGTGGCAGACCTATCGCGCTGCGGTGCGTGCAGCCTGCAACACGCGCCAGACCGAGATTGACAACTGCTCTGATGTCCCAGCATTAAAAGAGTTGCTGTTTGGGTCGGCACAGATTCAACAAACCGACGATGATGGGCCTGTGTTTGACGCTGACGGCAACGCTGTCATGATCGCCAACCCCAACATTGCTACAGCTTGGCCGGATCCTGTCGAATGACGTTTCTGGCTGGTGTCGCTACAGGCGTCCTGCTGGTGCTCGGCTGGGCGCTGCTTTCTATTGCTGCTGACTAATGCAACGACCTGACCCGATGATTGCCTCTAAGCCAGGTGCTGAGGACACGCAAGCAATGGCCGCAAGAACTCTGTGGTTGGAAGAATTGTTCTTCCTTGATGGCCGCGACATGATCAGCCATCCGCAGCATGGTTTGTTTACTGGGCTGGCTCTTAAGTATCAGAACTTAGAGTCAACTGACGGTTACTGATGGCGAAGTCACTTAACGGGCAAAGTTTCGTCCCTAGCAAGCCAAAAAAGACACGTCAGGGGAATGGATCACATTCAAAACCGTCCCATGGACGAAAGAAGTATCGTGGCCAGGGAAAACGCTAACCCTCTTTCCCATGCTCAAAACTTTGATTGCGAGTGGTGTCGTCGGTATCGCCAGTGTGCTGGCATTGCCTGCGCACGCAGCCCCCGTCTATTTCAACCCTGAAGTCAACGTCGGGGCTGACGACGATGGCGTGGGTTCTGCAACCGCAGAATTTCACCTTGGTGTGAAGTCCCAAGGCGCATACGCTCAAATCGGGCCCATGCTCCAGGTCCCGGACTCAGGCGAGACTGAAGTGGGCCTCAGCGGAAAGGCGGGTTATGGCTTCGGCCCTGGTTATACCGAGCTGTCTTTCAGCAGCATGGACTCAGACACGTCTGTAAATCTCAAAGTTGGTGGCTCTTTCGATCTTTGAGCTATAACTCAGAGGACTTCACACAGGTCGGCAAAGGGCTCCTTTCGAGGGGCCTTTTGTTTTACCTGAATCACTATGGGCCAAAAAATCTGCAATGCCTTGGGCATTCTTGGTTTCGTCATGAGCGGCACCTTGGTTGGCTTATCAATAGCTGCCTTTGTCCGCATCCCTGGAATGATCGACGAGTATGCAGCCGAGATGATGGATGACATCACCGGCAATGTCACCCAAATGCTGCCTGGCCAAATTGATGGCGCAATCCCTGAGCTGCCGACAACTACGGGTCCAGCTGTGCCTTTCAAGATGCCTTGACACAAGAAAACCCCGCCTAGGACGGGGTTCTCAAGTGCCGACGCTCTAGCAGAACAGAGGCTGATCTAACAGCTTGGGAACTAGATCTAGCATTCGCAGTAACGGACTCCCGTCGCACGGGTGGTCTGCCTGCTCGCAGTAACGGACTCCGAACGCATCGGTGGTCGGCTTGCGTATGCCATGTATAGCACAGGAAAAATCAAGTCACCATCTTGGTGTTAGCGGTTGGGTCCTCATCGTGAGCTTCAGGCCCAAAGCCTTCAGCCTTGATCCTTTCAGCAAGGTTCGCTTCTGGCGCGGGTGCCTCAGCTTTCTCCTCAAACGACGCAAGCCAATCCCTAATCGCCGCACCTGTAGGCGTTGACTTAGGCCAACGAATGAAAGCCAAAAGTTGCTTAGTGTCGGTAAAAGACTTGGAGGTCAAACCGCTTTTGCAGATGTAGACCACTGGGGGACCTTCCCTCATGCGGGTGCGTTCGATAAACAATGACCCAGCGATAAACCGTTCTAACTTCATGCCGGAGATTCCTGAGATAGGTGTGCCTGCGATCTCAGTTCCAGAGATCCCTTCATGGCAATCAATGCCGCCTCAGAGTATTCCAACCGAACCGCCAATAACGCTGTTGCTCGGCTGGCCGATTGCTGAGATGCCTGGATGCGTTGAAAGCCGCAGCGCACAACCAGGCAACCTTGATGCTTATGACACTGACCCAAAAGGCAACTTTGTTGTCTGTGACGGAACGATGCCATCGTTTCCGGCCATGGACTACACGCCAGGGACTTTGACGTATGGCCCAGCAAAACCGCCACCGCTAGATCTGGACGAAACAAAAGAGCCGGGTGTGTCAAATCCGGCTCAATCCCCTCAACCCACAACGCCGGGCGGCGTACCCGACACCCCAAGGTTGCCCAAAGATCCGCCGTGTCCACCCTTTGGAGCTGAACCTCTAGGTTCTCTGAACAAGCTCTCAACAAAAGTTCTTGCTGGTTATGAGCTGCAAGACGGCAAGTGCGTAAAGATCTGGGATTCTGTGCCTATTGGTCAGGTAGTACAAAACTATGTGCCTCAAGCTGGGCCGACTGTTTCCGTTGCCCTGACCGCTGCTTTTGCAACCACTGCGGCCATCTTTGCTAAACCCATCGCATCACTGCTGCAAAAGCTGGCAAAGCCTCTGACAAAGAAGGTAGTGAAGAAGGTTAATCAGAAGCTTGGCCGTAAGGTAAAACCGGAATCTTTACAGCAGCGGCGGGTTGTGCAGCGTCACCGGAATCAAGCCATTCGCGATCTGAGACGGGCTTTGGGGAAATGATCTTGTGTGTGTGAGGTGGCAAAACGCCAGGTGGGTTGGTCAGTGATACGTCTGCGCAGATCTTTGCGTAAACACCGCGCACAACAACTCCAGCCTTTAGAAGATCGGAGCAATTTTTGATCCTCTTGATCTCGTAAACCATCCTGGACTCAGCAATCTTTGCGTCGAGCAACGCCACTTGTCTTTCTGCCGCTGCACGGCAAGTCCTAACGTGATGCCTATCCAACGGAATTGCGATGGTTGCGCTTATGCCGCCTGAGATAGAAAAGTTGTCCTTTTGACCTGTGCGAATTGGTTCATAAAAGCTCACTCGGCCAGGAAAGTCTGGCTGGCCATCGGGTGCCGGGTTTCCCTCAGGATCGAAGGCACCTGTCAGATCAGTAGTATCGTACACAGGTTTTTGATAATAGGGCTCGAAAGGTGCTGCCCAGCTTGTAGTTGTGTTTATGAATGGTGTGATGTTTAGCGTTGCCCCCTGGCAGCTTATTCCAGATCCATAAGTATTAGTAAACTGCCTTCCGGGTATATTTTGCACGGCCATATTTGTCACTGAGCCCGAACTATTTGCGACTGGTGCAGCTGTACTACTCGTCTGCGCTTGTGCTGGGGCAGAAATCAGCAAAAGTGCTGCAATGACTCGCTTCATTGGGTGAAGGTGCTCAGCGTCTCCGTTGTCGATTCAATGTCAGTTACACGATCAATAATCGTGTGGTTCACAAGTCCCGGTCCCTGCAGCGTCTCAACGAACTGAAAACTTGCGCCTTCGTTGACGATGCTCCAAGACGGCTTTGATGCAGGGTCAAGGCCGCGCCACACGCTTGAAACGCCGTTCATCGTGTTGGTTGTTGTTTCAATGCCCATAGGCGCAACAGCGCCGCTTGGTTTTACATTAGAGCCAGAAACACTTAACTCATATCCCGTGCGATATTGGTAAGAGTTAATAACCTCATTTACCTTTGTTTTCGTAGTAGTTGTTGATTTTAATGTACCCTGCTGGAAGTTAGGAACTACGGGCAAAGATTGTGCCGCAGGTGCTAACAACAAAAGCAAAAGCAATAACATCATTCGATAGTTAATGACGTTGTGAGCTGTCCTATCGCAAGCGTATTTGCTCCGCCAGCCGTGATCGTCATAGTGCCGTCTGAGGCAATGGTGCCTGCCAAATCACCAGCAGTTCCCGCAGCCGTAGATGTGATTTTCGAGAAGTTAGGCACAGCGCCAACAGATACAGCTGAGCTTGGGACCGCATCGGCCTGGGTATAAGACTGAGAAAAAGAGAACGCCTCGCCAGGGGTATCTTGAGTGACTGCAATCGTGCCTGGTGAATACACACCGCTGGTGATTGTGCCAGCTGAAATGGTGTTAGCAGTGGACCCGTCAGTTGTATCTACCCCGCTCCCACTGATCGTGAACGAAGAGCCCAGCCGTTCTGCGGTGGTCACAGAGCCCCCCACCTGAAGGCTGATACTGCTCTGGATCTTATGGACGAGATCCGCCCGAGCAGGCAAAGCAGCCGTCAATGTGACACCCAATACCAAAAGTGCGCGGATCATTTGATGCCAGCTTTGGAATCTTTGTTCTCAACGATAACGCTCTTCTCCTCTTTCTTCTTCTGGCCGTTACGGCCTACCGATAACCCATAGCTGGCTGCAGTTGAACTCAGCAAACTCGCGCTGAAAGTCACGTCAATCGATTGCTTGAAAATGCCTAGATAGTTGGCGGTGATGACGCCCATCGCCCAGACCATGATCGTCAGGCGTACAAAGTCGCCAAGCCATCCATTGCCGTGGTCCTCCTGCTCCTCCGACTTCGTCTCCTTTGTTTCTGCCATGATGGTTTGACGCTAAGGGTCGAATGGTGGTTGAAGTCTGGGCTGCTGTGGCTGGGGCCTCTGTTGGTGTCGCGTCCGCTGGGTTGACTGGCATTAACCGGCAGAGCCAGCAGGGCCGCGACTCGTTGATACGTCTGACCACTGCCGTCGATAACTTAGCCAGCCGGCTCGATGTTCTCCACGCAGACATCAGGACACGCGATCAAGAAATCTTTGCGCGACTGGCAAATCTGGAGCAGTCAGTGGCACGACTAGAAGGACACAGCAATCGGAACTAACGTATTGGTGAAGTTCAAGGGAATCCCATGCTTTTGATTCTCAAGCCAATCTTGATGACCGCGTGGAAGTCAAGAGCGTTCAAAGAATTGATTGTGGCGATGCTTGAGAAGATCGTTGAGCAAACTGACAACGACATCGACGATCTTTTCTGCAAGCACGCACGTCAACTCCTACTTCCCGACACGAGAGTGGAAAAGTAGGCGTTGTGCGGCATCATCCAAGTGACCCTGCTGCTGACAGCGATGGGATTTGCGCTCTTGCCGTTTTTTGAGTGGTATAAACCAGACGTGCCTCATCGCATGGCTGCCATCAAGCAGCTAGAGGAGGCTATGCCAGAGCATTTGCTCAGTGAAGATGCTGAGTGGTTTCAGGCGTGGAAGGCCAGCGGCATCGACCAGGAGGTGTACTTGCCTCGATATTTCAGACAGCTTGACCTGCCCGGCGGGGCAAGAAAATGCTTCACAAGCGCGGCCAGCATGGTCGCATCTTTCTATAAGCGCGTAAACACGCAAGAACAGTATGAGGCTGTACTCAGACCTTTCGGTGACACAACCTCTGTTTACGCTCACGTCAAAGCCTTAAGCAGCTTGGGCCTGCAGGTTCGCTTTGTAGACAATGCAGATGCAGAGGACGTGATGGAGGCCATCGACGCTGGCACTCCTGTCATGGTCGGTTGGTATCACCGAGGCAACATGCTGCGTGGTGAACCGGCTATGTGCGGCAGCGAGACAGAAATTTGCGGGCACTGGTCTGTCCTACACGGCTATTCGGGCCGTTACAGCAGTGATCCGAGTTGGCTGCTCAGCGATCCTCTGGGTCTGCCAGATATTGAGAGGGGCACGCACAACCCTGCACTTTCTGGTTATCGCGTCAGCGTGCGCCAAGCTGCATTCCATCAACGTTGGCAAGTCAATGGCCCCAGGAGCGGCTGGGCCATATTTGTCGAGGCACAATAGGTTGCACTTAAAAGCAGCGAATGACGGTTCTGTGTGACTGGGAGATCAAGGCTCGGTGTCAAAAAAGCCAGATGGTCGTCCCGTTTGACGCAGAGTTGCTAAACCCAGCCAGCCTGGACTTGCGACTGGGTCTGTATCTGATGGTTGAAAACATCTGTGACCCTGAGCTGATCCGCGTTGACATTTCAGGCAGAACAAAGGATGAGCCGTTCATGCTGCAGCCCGGCGAGTTTTGCTTGGCTGAAACACTTGAGTTGTTCAACCTGCCTGAGGACATCTGCAGCACTTTTCTACTCAAAAGCTCACGCGCTAGAGAAGGCTACGATCACGCTCTCGCTGGTTTTGCTGATCCGGGATGGTCAAATTCGCGATTGACCGTCGAGTTGAAAAACAACCGCTTGCACCATGCACTTCCCCTGTACCCCGGCCTAAAAATTGGTCAGATGGTGTTTCACAGAATGACGCCGCCGCTGCGCAGCTATCGCGAGACAGGCCATTACAACAACCACTTGACAGTCATGCCTTCTGTGGCATGACTTGATAAGAATCTTCAAGGCTATGGGCTGGGCTGACTGGATGGTCGTCAACCAAACCCTTGAAGAGGAGCTTGAGGTTGAACGCAGCGTCAGGGAAGTCAACAACTGCAATGACGAACAGGCGCTGAAAATGCTTTGCTCTGCCCTTGTCAGACAGAGCTGGCATCAAGGCAAGCTGCTTAGCCAAGCTGTCACACGCATTGGTGAGCTTGACGCCAAACTGGCTTGCTGGGATTAGCCCTGCTTTCCAGTGAGTCTTGACCTATAGAGCCTGACGCACGACTCGAAATGCCACTTGGCCTGCCAATCGTGCTTGAAGTAACGAGTCATCCCGCCGTGACTCACCTCCCATAAGAGCAACCCGTCTTTCTCGACTTGCTTCATGGTCGGCCTCATAAAAAAGGAGCGCGGGGGCGCTCCTGATCTCTCGTTCATCACAAGCCTAAAAGTCCCAGCCTGCATTGTCAGCTGCGGGCTTGGCCGCTGCGGGGTTTACCCGAGGTGCGTAGGGCGAGGACAGCTTGCCAGACATGAATGGATCGCCTTGGTTTTTGCCTTTTTTGATCTCGCGATTCCAACCAGCAAGGCGGATCTTGACCACTTCCTTATCTTCCCAATCAAGCACGCGCTCAGCGTTTTGCAGGTAAGAAATCAAAGCGTTGACTTCCTCAGCTGGAACCTCAATGTTTCCGGTCACGTCAGGGCTCTTGTCGCTTTTCTTGTTCTCTTCTTTGGTGGTGAACTGAACGAAGTTAATGCTGAAGTCAGACATGGTTTAGTTGAAAAACTTGGAGATGATGATCTTGAGAGCTTGGTTTTGGTTGTAGCTGCGCGACTTCATGAAGTGACGCAACTTGCCAGCCAACTGGTCATCAAGCCGCACATTGAACTTGTTGTTGCGGCGTGCTGAGTCGGCTTTAGCTTGCCATTCACGTTTCTTGTCCTCGTCAGGCATTTCTTGCTAGCCAGTCATTGATCCAAGCCTGATGCTTACGCATGTTGATTGCGTCCTTAGACAAGCGTCCCTCACCGAGCTTGAAGGCAAAACAAAATGACTCTGCCAGTTTTTCTTTTTTGCCTTGGCTTAGCTCCTTGATTGCATTGATTAGCGCGTCCTGTTCGGGTGTCTCAAGCTTGATGTCCTCTGGAGGGATCCCTGGAATGGTTTTAGTTTGTTGATGCTCAACCTTTGCTGCAGGCTTTGAAGCTGCATCTGAATCTGCATCGTTATCGACGATGCCAACACACAGGCCAAGGACAGACAAAAGCCCGTAGCGTCGGGAGTAGGTAACGGCTTTGCCCCATTCCTGGGTTGCGTTGAGCGGATTGCCTTTTCTGTCGACACCTTCCTGAATTTTTATAGGAGTGACAGCGGTTAAGTGCTCACCGCTTATGTGCAGCAAAGTGGTTCTTAGGCCAGGCTGGCCGTTAATGTCTTCTGGCAGTTGTGACACCACAAGACCGCTGGCTCTTAAGGCTGGGCCAATGTTTGAGAGCACGCCAGGCAGGTTGGCAAACCCGCCGTGGAAGCTTTCAGCGTTGTCGTGAATCGTGGGCACTGCCTCATGAAATTTGATCAGCGCAGCTGCCAAATTAGTCAAGGGCTGTGACGGTGATGATGGCACCGAGGAAGTCATCTGTTTGATACCTTTTGGTTGCGTAGATGGAAACGATCTGGGCGTCCGAATAGAGAAGCACGCGGGCTACAGCATCGGAAATGCTATCGCCTGCCGATCTAATTAGCTTGTCCAGATCGGGGGTTTTGGTGTGATGCACCGGCGCAGAATCTTTTAGCTTACCGGCGTTTTTGCCTGTGCCGTAATGCGACAACGGGCGAGGGAAGACAAACTCACAACGCAGCGATACTGCGGCGTGAATGTCCCAATCCTCAGGCTTGTGACGATGTGCTGCAGCAGCAACGTCACTGCGCCAGCTGGCAAGAGATTCCGCGTTGTTAGCAACAACACGGCTGCCATAAGCTTTCATTGAGCCCTGCGGAACAGGTGTTCCTAGGACAGCAAACGTGACGCTAGTTTGCATCGTGTTTTTTTAGGGCGTTGTAGAAAGCTCTTTCTAGTGCAGTAAGTCGAGGATTCTTTTGATTGAGAGCAGCCTTAGCTTTTGCCTTGGCTGCCCTCAATGTGTCTTCTGGGCAGGTGTTCCAATAGATTCCCCGACCCATTTACTTCAAGCTTTCACAAGCAGGTTGCCAGCCCTGCTCGCAGTGTGCTCTTTGCTGAGAATCCAAGGTTTGGGTCAAGCTGATCCAGAAGGCACCGCCGAGAAGAACGCAAAAGATTGCGACGATGATGCCGTTGGTCTTTGGGCTGTAGCCCTCAGGGTCAAGCCGAGAAGGGCGTTTTTTGCCGTTGAAGCTAATCATGAGCAAACGAGAAAAAGGGCTCATGCGCAGCAATATGCCTCGCATGGTCGTCCATGTCAACGTTTGCCTTTTGCCTTGCCCTTTTTCTTCACACGCTTAGGCCGTGCGCTCACCTTGGCAACGGTCTCGTGATAGCCAGGCGGCTCAGGCACCCCGCCTTGTTTCAAGATCTGTGTCCAGTCCACTGGTCCTTGCCTCTGTCCCTAGTATTTGGCTTCTCATCCTTTAACAAGGGCGAGGACAAGTGACCTGCAGCGGATCAGGTGCGAGGAGCGTAAGGCGCGTGAGCCTGTTCTAGTCCGCAACCATTCAAAAATCCAGCACAGGGCGCTGTGCCTCAAACTTGCCCCAGCACTCATCCCATGCCGGGATGCAGTCGTCTTCTGGGCTGTGCATTCGCACCTTGCACTTTTCAGGGCCTGAGATGACTGTCACGCAACCAGTGATTTTGATCTGTGGATGCCATTGCTGAAACATGCGCGCATAGGCTCCAAGCTGCGCAAGGGGTGACTTGCGGCTTGTGACCGCTTTAGTGGATGACACCGTTTTCAAGTCACCAAGCAGGACAAAAGAAGGGTCATCTTTGTACCTGACGATGAAGTCTGTGCTGCCCGCGACCGGCCGATAGCGGTCAACCAGCAAGTATTCGGTTGCCAGCGTTTCAATGCCTTGAAACAAAGGCTCTTTGAACAAAGGATCTAGCCAAGCATCCCACCGATCTTCTGCCACTGAGGGCTCGCCGCAAAGATGTGCTTGCAGCTGGCGGTGCAGCACTCGACCGCGTAGTTCCCAGCCATCAGGACCGTGCCTGTGCTTTTCCATGGCGCTCTTCGCAAAGGGCGACATGTCATGGCTGACAACTTCTGAAACATTGTGCATAACCCAGTTGTCACGCCACATGTAGCAGTGCGCTTCGGGATAAAACGCCAGATTTGGTATTGGGTCGAGCACAAAAAGGCTTGCAGAACCGGCTCACTATGGGCATACTCTGCCCGCAATGCAACCACCAAGTGGACGATTCAACCCATTTCACGAACACTCGCGTTCTTATTGATCCACGGGTCATCGCAGAGGTTGAGCGCAAGAAACCGATTGGCGTCAACCGCACAAGCTGGGTCAACCTGCTGCTGCAAAGAGCCATAGCCTCAGAGCCTGAGCCTCTCGCTCGTGACTGATTCAGATGCTGAGGAGCGTGCTTTTGACTTGCTCCAATGGAATCTTGAACGGCTTGGGGTTTATACGCCCGCTGATTACTTCTCTCCAAGCAAGGCCAAGAATGGTCACTACACCGAACGACTCAAGCAGCTCAGGGATACTTCCCGAAAGCCTCAAGGACCACAAAGAGCTTCTAAGCAAGCTCGACCAATACGCAAACACCGTCCTCTGTAATGAGGAGGATGCTCTGAAACGTTCTCAGCTTCTGCGGCTGTACGCCGATGAAGTTGGCTTTCCTCTGAACGAGCGCACTGCTGCACTGCTGCTAAGCAGGGCTGCTGGTGCAATCGCTGGTGTCTCTGAGCCAAGGCGTAAAGGGCAAAAGCTCGACACCTCTGCTGTGCCCTGGGCATGGGAGGGCGTGATTATGTCCGGCACGTTCAACCTGCTTGTCGCACCGCCAAAGGTCGGCAAGTCAGCGTTGATGGTCGGGATGATCAGCGCGTGGCATCACGGAGAGGAGACCTATTT